TCAGAGCGCAGAGCCGTCGAGGACGGCGGCCAGGACAGCCTCCAGCGGGGGACCACCCGTCAGGCGGAAGGCGACCGGGATCGCCGCCGGCTTGGGCGCGAGCCTGTCAGGTCCGCCGCCGAGGCGGCGCGCCCCAGCTTCGTCACGGGCGCCCACAACATAGCAGCTGCAGTCCCAGTCGTTGGGCGGAAACGCATCGCGCCAGAACGGGTCGCACGGCGGAAGAGTGACGCCGTCCAGGTAGCGATGCGCCTCGGCGCATTGGAGCGACGTTCCGGTCCTGTAGACCCACAACGAGAACCCCCCCGCCACCAGCTGGTGTAGTCGCTCTCGCGAATAGAGGCCGGCGGAGATCGCCCGGTAGAGCACGGTGATCCGGTCGCGACGGAGCCCACCGTCAGCCGGCAGGAGGTGGAGCCAGCCCCGCGCCTCGGCAAGGGCGAGGAAGTCGCGCTCGAAGCGGTCGAGCGACTGGCCTGACAGATAGAGGCGTTGCGCCCACTCCGTAAAGCCTGTGCCGTCGATCGCCTGAGCCACCGCCGAACCCCTACCGCTGCCGCCAGGTATGGGCCGACCATACCACCTCGCCGTGCACGACGACGCGTGCGGCGTCCTCGCCGCGGCGGACCTCGGTCGGGGCATCGGCGTTGTCGGAGCGCAGCAGCAGCTCCGGCTCCTCGCCGGGCACGAGGACAGGCTCGAGCCGCTTCACGCGCACCTGGCCGTCGACGTCGGTAAAGGCGTAGACCCGGCGCGGCCGGATCGAGGTCCGCTTGCCGTCGACGAGGACGAGGTCCCCGTCGAGGAGCCCAGGTGCCATGCTGTCGCCGCGGACGGCGACAACCGCGGCCCTGGCGGGGTCGATCCCCAGGCGATAGAGCCAGTCGCGCCGGAAGGCGTGCCGCTCTAGCACGACATTCGATCCCTCGGCCCCCGGACCGGCCGAGAGCTGCACCTCGAGCCGTGGAATGGTCGCGTAGTCCTCGTCGGGCAGAGGCGCGGCATCCGGCGGCGGCCTTCGGGGACCGATGTAGAGCTCGAGGCCGAGGGCGTCGGCGATCCTGGCGGCCTTGTCGACGCTTGGCGAAGCGCGCTTGTCGTCGTCGCGCACCACGCCGCGAATGTATCCGGTCGGAAATCCCGCCCTCGTCTCCGCCTGGTGCACGTTCAGGCCGAGCTCCGCAAGGCGGTCGGTAACGATCTCCGCGAATGGCTTCATCAAGAAACTTGCCCCCGTAATTGGGGAAAATCCTAGAACACAACCCGCTTGACAATTGGGTTATCGCCTAAGCATGATGTTAGGGGATAGCCAAAACAAGCGGAATCCATGTTCGGCACTCAAGTCATCGAAGTGGCGGAAGCCTACAGCAAGCACACCGGGCTGATGCTTTCGACGCTCGGGGCCTATGCCGTCAACGATGGCAGGTTTCTGACCAACCTGAAGGAGACGGGCCGCGGGGGCCTCCGGACCGCCGAACGCGCCCTCCAATGGTTCTCCGACCACTGGCCCGCCGACCTCGAATGGCCGCGGCATATCCCTCGTCCCCCCAGGAGCAAGGAGGCCGCGTGATGGCACCCGATCCGCATCCCCATTCCGGGAACCCCGACGGCCGCCGACAGGCCGAGGGGAGCCGCCCCGCCCTGCGCCGGACCTCCCTCCCACGCGCAGGGCGGGGCACCTTCGCGCGCTGGCTCGCGCGGATCGACGACAGCCTGGTCGGAGACGCGATCGGGCTCGCCTGCCTCGTCGGCATCCTGGTGCTCGGCCTCCACGCCGCGCCCGTCATCGAGGAGCTGCTGAAATGAGCGAGATCCCCGCGCGCTGGCGCGCCGTGAACGCCCTGCTGTGCTCGGCCCGCGCGAACGCAAGCGCGATGCGCCGGACGGACCTTCCGGGGGATCTGCGCGACGAGGCGACGCGCGGCTACTGCCGCGACGTGGACGCCCTCGTCGCCGAACTGGGCGCGATTCGCGATGCCGGCGCGCTCCCCGAGGGCATTTCGTGGGCCGAGACGTGCGGTCACGGCGCCGTGCATTACGGTCGCGAGGGGCAGTGATGCGCCCCGGTTCGCCCCCGCCCGTCGTGGGCATCGTCATCCTCGGGACTGCCGTGTTCTACGCAGTCCTGGGCGCGGCCCTGCTGGCCGCCTGGGTGCTGCCGTGAACGCTGCACGGCTCACCTCGCCGCGCCTGCAGCGCGTCCTGCACGTCCTGCGCGACGGCCGCCCTCTGACCACGCGGGCGATCATCCGCAAGGCCGGCGTCTGCGCGGTGAACGCGATCGTCGCCGAGCTTCGCCAGCACGGTGCCGTGATCCGCGTCGAGCAGCGCCGCGACGTGCGCACCGGGCGGCGGCGCTGGTTCTACACCCTGATCGAAGAGCCGAGGACAGAATGAGCGGACCCGTCTCGCGCGAGATCCTCCTCAAGCCGTCGGAGATCGAGATCGGCGAGCGGCTGCGGCCGCTGACCGAGGCCGGGGTCGAAAGCCTGATCGCGTCGATCGCCGAGATCGGCTTCATCAAGGATCCGATCCACGTCCGTGCGCTCAAGGGCGGGCGGCACCGGCTGATCGCCGGGGCGCACCGGCTGGAGGCGGCCAGGCGCCTGAACTGGCACATGGTCACCTGCCGGGTGTGGTCCGGCACCGGCGTGACCGACGACTGGTGCCGCCTGATGGAGGTGGACGACAACCTCGCGGGCGCCGAGATGGACGCGCTCGACACTGCGGTCTTCCTTGCCGAGCGCAAGCGGCTCTACCTGAAGCTGCACCCGGAAACCGCGCAGGCCACGGGGGGCGCCCTCGTGGCGAAGCGGTGGCACCGCGATACGAGCGACATCGAGTCGTTCGTATCGGCGACGGCCGCGAAGTTCGGGCTCTCGCGGCGTCACGTAGAGCGGCTGGTGAAGGCGGGCGAAGCCGTCCTGGGTGACGACGCCGGGCGCCTCCGCAACGCACCGGTGCGCCCAAGGCTGAACGACCTGCTGGCGCTGGCGAAGGCCGACCCGGCGCGTCGCAGCGCCGCCATCGACGCCTTCGCCTCCGGTGCGGTGCGCCGGATCGGCGATGCGCTGCGGGCGCCTGAGGCCGCGCCCAAGGATCCCGTCGAGGAAGCCTTCAAGGCGCTCAGGCTCGCCTGGGAGCGTGCACCGGAGCCTGCGCGCCGGCGCTTCGTCGGCGAGTTCTATGCCGCGCTGTCGGTGCGCACGCGGGAGGAAGCGGAGCGGCGCATCATCGGCGAGAAGCTGGGGGTGGACCCTGAAGACCCGGCCGTCGGCCGGGTGAAGGCGCGCTTCGGGCCGCGCGCCGGAAAGGCCGCGTCGTGAGCGCCGGGCCGGACCGCGTGTGGTGGACCGCCGCCGAGATCGCGGCGGCGGGGCTTGCCGACCTGCCGCGCACAACCCGGGGCGTCGACGCCATGGCCAAGCGCCTGGGCTGGCGCGGCCGGACCGGCCTCGCCCGCCGCCGGTCGGGCCGCGGCGGCGGCTGGGAATATCACTGGCATCTCTTCCCCGCCCGGGCGCAGAAGCAGGTCGCCGCGAGCGTCGCGCCGCTCCCGGCCCCGGGTCGGGACGAGGCCGGGCGGGACGAGCTCTGGGTGTGGTTCGACGGGCTCCCGGAGAAGGCAAAGGCCAGGGCACGGGCCCGTCTTGCCGTTCTCGACCGCGTCGATGCCCTGCACGCCGCCGGCAGCGGGCGCTTCCTCGCGGTCGCCGATGCGGCACGGCTCGCCGGCGTGTCGCCGCGCAGCGTCTGGAACTGGATCGGGCTGGTCGACGGCGTCGCCCGCGACGACCGGCTGCCGTACCTGGCCCCCAGGCACCGGGACGCCCGGCGGGAAGTGCGGCGGGCCGAGTGCAGCCCCGAGTTCCTCGATGCGATCAAGTCTGACTACCTCCGCCTGTCGCAGCCATCGTTCAGCGCCTGCTACAGACGGGCGCTGCGGCTCGCGGAGGCGAACGGCTGGGACACCCTGCCCGAGCGCACCATGCGGCGCATCTACCGCCGGCAGGTGAGCCGTGCGACCGAGGTTCTCGCCCGCCGCGGCGTGGAGACGCTGAAGCGCCTCCAGCCCGCCCAGGTCCGCGACAAGACCGCGCTCCGCGCGCTCGAGATCGTGAATGCCGACTTCCACAAGTTCGACGTGTTCGTCCGCTTCCCGGCCGAGCCGGGGGAGGACCGCCCCTGCATCGGCCGCCCGCAGATGGTGGCGTTCCAGGACGTCTTCTCGGGGCGCATCCTGAGCTGGCGCGTGGACCGCGAGCCGAACGCCGTTGCCGTCCAGCTCGCCGCCGGAGACATGATCGAGGCCTGGGGAATCCCGGACGCGGTGCTCCTCGACAACGGGCGGGAGTTCGCGGCCAAGGCCATAACCGGCGGCGCACCCACGCGCTACCGCTTCAAGGTCCGGGAAGACGACATTCCCGGTCTCTTCGTCGCGCTCGGCTGCGAGGTCCTGTGGGCCACGCCCTACAGCGGGCAGTCGAAGCCGGTCGAGCGCGCCTTCCGCGACCTCTGCGACAGCGTCGCCAAGGATCCGCGGTTCGACGGCGCATGGACCGGGAACAGACCGGACGCGAAACCGGAGGACTACGGCAGCCGGGCGGTGGATCTCGACGCCTTCCTCGCGGTGCTCGCCGAGGGCATCGCCGAGCACAACACCCGCACCGGGCGCCGGTCCGAGGTGGCAATGGGGCGCTCCTTCGCCGAGGTCTTCGACGAGAGCTACGCGAGCGCGCCGATCCGCAAGGCCACGGAGGCCCAGAGGCGCCTCTGGCTTCTGGGCGCGGAGGGCGTCAGGGCGGACGCGCGGACCGGCGCGGTCTCCTTCCAGGGCAATACCTACCACGCGGACTGGATGCTGGCGCTGGCCGGCCGGCGGGTCATCGTGCGGTTCGATCCGGCCGACCTGTGGTCGGGGATCCACGTCTACTCGGCCGAGAACGAGTACCTCGGCCACGCCCCGTGCAAGCTGAAGGTCGGCTTCCGCGACTCGGCCGAGGCGCGGCAGCTCGCAAGGGCACGGCGCGCCGCGCTGGCCGCGGAACGGCGTGCGGAGGCCGCCCACCGCCGCTACAGCGCGGCCGAGCTCGGCCGGATGCTCGATGCCGCCGCCCCCGCCGTCTCCGAGGGCAGCCCGCCGGAAGCGAAGGTCGTGCGCCCGGCGTTCGGCGCCGGGCCGCTGCGCCGGCCGCCGCGGGACGAGACCTTCGAGGCGGCCGTCGAGGCCGAGCACAGGGTTCTTGTGGCCGACATGGCCGCAAGGCGCGGCGCCGCACCGGCGCCGGAGGAGGACGAGCTCGGGCGGTTTCGCCGCGCGCTCGACCTCGAGCAGCGGCTTGCCCGCGGGGAGGCCGTCACGGCCGACCAGCAGCGCTGGCTCGCCGTCTACCAGCAGCAGCCCGAGTACCAGGGCCAGCTCCTGCTCTGGCGGGAGTACGGCGACGCGATGTTCGGGTGAGAGGCGCCGCCGGGGGCGGTGGGACGCCCGCCGGCGGCAGTTACGGAAACGGGGATACCATGACGCAGAAACTCACGGCGAGCAACGGGAGGGCGGTGCTGAAGAACGTCAGCCGCCTCGTCACGCTCGTGAAGCGGGTGCAGAACCGCAACATCGACCTGCCGGGGATGGGGGTCTTCTACGGTCCGGCGGGGTTCGGGAAGACCATCGCCTCGCTGCAGTGCGCCACGACCTTCGGGGCGGTCGTGGTGCAGGTGAAGTCGGTCTGGACCGCCAAGACGCTCTGCCAGGCGATCCTGGCCGAGATCGGCATCCGCCCGGCGCCGACCATCTCGCAGATGCTCGGCCAGATCTGCGACCACCTCGCCCAGCTGGACGTGCCGCTCATCATCGACGAGGCCGACTTCCTCGTGCAGCGCAAGATGATCGAGCTCGTCCGCGACATCTACGAGGGCTCAGGCGCGCCGGTGATCCTGATCGGCAACGAGCAGCTGCCCCAGCTGCTGCAGCGTTGGGAACGCTTCCACAGCAGGATCATGAGCTGGGTTCCCGCGGAGCCCGGAGACCTCGCGGACGCCCGCCTCCTGGCCCCTCTCTACGCCCCCGGCGTCGAGATCGAGCCCGCGCTCCTCGAGCGGCTGGTCGCGGCCTCGCACGGCTCGATCCGGCGGATCTGCACCAACCTCGACCTGCTGCGCGAGTTCGCCTCGACGCGGGGTCTCGCGCGGATCGGCGGAGACGACTGGAAGGGTCAGCGGTTCAACACCGGAGAGCCGCCGGCGATCCGCCGCTTCGCGGGAGCGATCGGACGGGAGGCCGCGGCATGAGCGGGTTCCCGAGCCCCCCGCCGCGTTTGCTGGCCGGCCACGCAGCCGCCTGGGCGGACGTCCGCGAGCGCGGCGAGTTCACCTACCGCGACGTCTGCTCCGCCGCCGGGATCTCCTACACCGCCGCGTTCCGGCTGGTCGCCGAGTGGGAACGGGTCGGCGCCGTCGAACTGGCGCGCAGCGAGGGCCGCGTCCGGGTCTTCGCGGTGCGCGACGCCACGGCCTTCGACGCGCTTGCGGCGGCGGCCGAGGAGCCGCGCGCGCCCTCGCGCGGGCAGAGCCCCGAGCGCAACATGTGGACCGCCATCCGGACGCTCGCCAACTTCTCGGCCCGCGATGTCGCGATCCACGGCTCGACCGAGAGCGTGCGGCTCAGCGAGAGCGAGGCGCAGGCCTACTGCCGGGCGCTTCTGCGGTTCGGCTATCTGCGCGTCGTGCGCAAGGCGGTTCCCGGCCGCAGCCCGGCGACCTACCGGCTGATCCGGAACACCGGCCCCCAGGCGCCGCGCCTGCGCCGCGTCACCGGACTTCAGGACCCGAACACGGGAGCCTTCCTGCACGCGGAGGGCGGCGCATGAGCGAGCTGCTCGACGCTGTGCGCGAGGCCTGGAACGGCAGCCCGCCCGACTGGGTCGAGACGCTCGCCCGTGCCTGCGCGGGGTCCAGCCAGGCGGCCGTCGCGAAGGAGCTCGGCAGGTCGGGCTCGCTCGTCAGCCAGGTTCTGCGCGCCCGCTATCCCGGCGATCTCGGGGCGGTCGAGGAGCTGGTCCGCGGCCGCTACATGAACGCCACGGTGGACTGCCCCGCGCAGGGTGCGCTGCCCGTCCACATCTGCCGGCTCTGGCGCGACCGGAGCCGCAACTTCTCGGGCCACAACGCGGAATGGGTGCGGATGCACCGCGCCTGCACCCGCTGCCCGCGCAATCGCAAGGAGCAAGGCAATGGAAGGTCGTGACATCCATACCGTCGGCGAGGGCGCGGTCTCGCCGCTCGTCCGGGAGACGGTCGTCGAGCTCTTGACCCTCGGGCTCGACAACTCCCAGGTCTACGTCGCCGTGGCCCTGGCGGCCGGCAACCTCGTCGGCAACCTCGCCGACGGCCCCGAGGACATCGAGAATGCCGTTGCCGTGATCCGGAAGGTCGCGCACCGCGCCTGGCTGGCGCAGGCGCAGGGAGGCGAGGCATGACCGCCGCGCCTCGCGGCATTCCCGTGTCGCGCGGGCAGCGGACGCTCGTGCTGATGACGCGCATCGCGGCGCATCGCGGGGTCCGGACCAGCGACCTCGTTCACCCGACCTCCAGGACCGCACCGGTCGCCTGGGCGCGGCACGAACTGCGCTGGGCCCTGCGGCAGCTCGAGCCGGGCTACAGCAACGCGCAGATCGGCCGCATCACCGGCGACGCCGACCCCACCACGGTCCTCAACTCGATCAACCGGGTCGAGGAGCGCATGAAGGCGGACCCGGATTATGCCGCCGAGATGCGGCTGCTGCTCGACGAGAACCTCAGCGCCGAGCCCGAGACCGGGCACACCGAGCTGCCCGTCGCCCCGATCCTGGCCGCGCTGCGGGTGGTGCTCGGCGGGCGTCTCAAGGACCGCGAGGCGCGGATCGCGGCGCTCGCGCTCCTGGATGCCGTGGGGGTGCCGCATGACTGAGCCCGCACGTCACGACCTCAACGAGCTGATCGTCCTCGCGGCAGCCGCCGTCGGCAAGGTCGACCGCTTCGGCCCGCGCGGCGCGACGCTGGTCAGCAGGGACGAGATCGAGGCCATGGCCGTCCTGCTGGCCTGCCTGGGCCTGACGCCGATCCTTCCGGGCACGACGAGAGCCGAGGCCGAGGCGCTCGGTCGCGCCCTCACCGACTTCTTCAACACCCACTTCAACGGAGGGTCAGATGGCCTCTGAACACGAATCCGCGCCGCTCCTGCCGAACAGACACGAGGCGGGCGGCGCCTGGCACTACCTCGACGCCAAGGGCCGTCTCGTTCCCGAGGCGCTCGTCCGGCCGCAGGACCAGCTGCGGGACGAGACCGTGCGCCGCATCATGGGCTACGCCGTCGCGCTCAGCGAACAGATGGCGCGCTTCAAGCAGCACACCTTCGACGACATCGGCGCGCTCGAGGCGGTCCTCGCCCAGGAGTACGGCGCGACGCTCGGCGGCGAGAAGGGCAACATGACGCTGACGAGCTTCGACGGCCGCTACAAGGTTCAGGTGCAGGTCGCCGACCGGATCGACTTCGGGCCCGAGCTGCAGATCGCCAAGGCGCTGGTGGACGAGTGCCTGAACGAGTGGGCCGCCGACGCGCGGCCCGAGATCCGCGCCATCGTCACCCGCGCCTTCAACACCGACAAGGCCGGTCAGATCAATCGCGCCGAGATCTTCATGCTGCTGCGCCTCGACATCGAGGACGAGCGCTGGAAGCGCGCCATGAGCGCCGTGCGCGACGCGATGCAGGTCGTCGGCAGCCGGACCTACGTCCGCTGCTACCGCCGCGACACCCACGACGGCGCCTGGACGCCGGTCGTCCTCGATCTCGCCACCCTGTGAGGAGTTCCCCGATGCGACCCACGATGTTCGTTCTCTTCCTGCCGCTCGTCGCCGCGGCCTGCGGCGACGGCACCCTGCCGCCCCATCGCTGCCAGCCGGTGCGGGAGAGCGGCCAGCTCGTCCTGCCGGACGTGTGCGCGATCGAGATGCGGGGAGAAGACCCCGCCGTGCCGCGCGCGACGCCCTCGAAGCCGCCGGAGCCGGAGCCGGAGCCGGCACCGGAGCCAGGGCCGGACCCCGAGGTGCCGAAACCGGACCCCAAGCCCGAGCCGAAGCCCGAACCGCACCCGAAGCCGCCGGGCAAGGGCTGCGGGCGCGCGATCTGACGCCGGCCGGTGCGACCGGGGCGGCATGTCCGCCCCGGGACGCCCCTTCACCGACCCGACCCGAACCCGTCTCGAAAGGAGCCTTCCCATGAAGACCGTCATCGTCCTGCTCGTCTGCACCGCGAGCCCGCAGCCCTTCTGCACCGAGTACGCCATGGCGACCCCGGGCTGGGCCCAGTGCGTCGAGGCGCTCGAACAGCACGCCGTGCGCGTTCCGGAAGCCGGATGGTTGCAGCAGGTCGTCCTCGTCACCTGCGCCGAGGGGGAGCCCGGAGTCCGGGGCGTGTCTCTCCCGGAGCGTCCGTGAGCGAGATGCACGAACGGCTGCGACGCCGGCTGCGCGACGCCTGCGACGAATGTATCGGCGCGGCGTCGCTGCTCGCGGCCGAGGTGGAGGCGGTCATTTCCGAGGGCGAGGCGCTCGGGGCAGAGCGCGCTGCCCTCGAGCGGCTGGTCGACGAGGAGATCGCGGCGATGCAGCGGCTGATCGGAGGATTGCAATGCGGTCGACCCTCCGGAGACTGATCCACGTCGGCTGCCGCGATCTCGGTCTAGACGAGGACACGCGGCGGGATCTCCAGCGCGCCGTCACCGGCAAGGACAGCATGGCCGAGATGACCGAGGCCGAACTCGAGCGCGTGGTGGAAGAGCTCAAGCGCCGCGGGTTCCGGCCTCGTCGCAGGCAAGGCTTCGCGGGCCGCGCGCCGAGGGCGGACCTTCGCTACATCCATGTCCTCTGGCGTCTGCTGAACGAGGCGGGCGTCATCCACAAGCCCGGCCGGGACAGTCTGAACGCCTTCGTGCGGCTCCAGTTCGCCTCGAAGTGGAAGTCGGCACCGATCGACGTGGACGCCTTGCGGGACCACGCTCAGATCGACGACGTGCTGCAGGCGCTCAAGGCCATGTGCCGCCGCGCGGGGATAGATCCGGCCGGCGGGAAGGTCGAGGAATGAAGCGCCCGCGCGTCCATGTCACGGAACACGCGCTGCTCCGGTATCTCGAGCGCGTCCTGGGCCTCGACGTCGCGGCGCTGCGACTCGAGATCGCGCGGACGGTCGACCGCGCGACCGAAGCCGGCGCCAGGGCCGTCACCGTCGCCGGCCACCGCTACGTGCTCGACTTCCGCGCCGACGGCGCGCCGATCGTCGTGACCGTGGAGCCCGCCGCCGAATGGGCGAACAAGCGCCGGTGCGGCCTGAGAACGGGCGGCGGGACGGAGGCCGAACCGGACACGTGCGCGGTGCCGGGCTGCGGCAACGCGGTCAGCGATCGTAACGAGACGGGCCTCTGCCAGATCCACGGCGGCCGCAGCCGCGGGCCGCAAAAGATGCGGCGCGCCGAATGACCTGGCCGTTCGGACATCTCCGTCCCGGCCACTACGGCGCGATCCTGGCGGATCCGCCCTGGGCTACCGCGCTCTGGTCGGAGAGGGGTTACGGTCGCGCGCCGGAGGCGCACTACCGGACGATGAGCGCCGAGGAGATCGCCGCGCTGCCGGTGGGAGAGCTGGCTGCCCGCGACTGCCTCCTCGTCCTGTGGGCGACATGGCCGTCGCTTGAGGTCGCTCTCCGCGTCATCGCGGCATGGGGCTTCGAGTACAAGACGGGTGGCGCCTGGGCGAAGCGGACGTCGGCCGGCACTGCCGCGATGGGTACCGGCTTCATCCTGCGGTCCGCGAGCGAGCCGTTCCTTCTCGCGACGCGCGGCCGCCCCGCGGTCGGCTCGCGCAGGCAGCGCAACCTGATCGACGCCCCGCGCCGCGAGCATTCGCGCAAGCCGGCCGAGATGCGCGACCTCCTGATGGCGCTGCGACCCGGCGTTCCCGTGGCCGAGCTCTTCGCGCGCGAGCCCTGGCCCGGCGCGGACGTGTGGGGCGACCAGACCGGCCGCTTCGGGCAGCGGGCATGACCGGCGGCGACCTCCCCAAACCCCCGGCGCACCTGGAACCCTACGTCCGGGTACTCGGCCACGACGGCGCGGTCGAGTTCCTGCTCGAGTTCGGCGGAGCGGAACTCTACCTCTCGCGCAGCCCCTCCGGCCGGTCGCGGCTCGCCCGCCGGTTCGGCAAGCGCAAGGCAGCCGAACTGGCGGCCGCCGCGGAGCTGCTGCCCGCCCGAGTCCCGACCGGGAAGCCGTTCATCGCCCGCGTGCTACGGGCGCGGGGCTTGCCGGTCGCCGAAATCGCGCGCAGACTGCACGTCAGCGACGTCCAGGTACGCAAGTACCTCTCCGGTTCGGGCGAGAAGGGCGGGAGCGGCTGCGGCCGCTCCGAGGATCCCCGGCAGAAGTCCCTGTTCTGAAGCGCACCGCCCCGCAATCCCTTGCGGGTGTTATGGCGCGCTGCGGCGGCGCACTCTGGGGCTATCCGCCTTGCCGCCTGGGACATCACGCATGACCGCCGCCACCTCCACCAGCCCGATGGGCGTGGATTTCCTCGAACGCCACGAAGGCGTGGTGCTGAAGGCCTATCGCTGCCCGGCCGGCGTATGGACGATCGGCGCCGGGCTCACGAAGGCGTCAGGGGTCGTCGTCCCCGGCCCGGGGATGCGCATCACCAGGGACGAGGCCTCCCGACTCCTGAAGGCCGCGCTCGCGCGCAACTACGAGCCGAGGGTGCGTGCCGCGATGCCCGGCGCGAGCCAGCGGGAGTTCGACGGAGCCGTCAGCTTCGACTTCAACACCGGCGCGATCCACAGGGCGAGCTGGGTGGCGTCGTGGAAGGCGCGCGACTGGGTCGAGGTGCGCCGCAGGCTCCTTCTCTGGACGAAGGGCGGCGGCAAGGTTCTGCCGGGGCTGGTGCGCCGGCGCCAGGAGGAGTTCGAGCTGATGCACCTCGGCCGCTACGGCGGCCAGCTCGCCCGTCCCGTGCGGGAGGGATCGGTTGCCGCCCGGCTGGCGCTCGACCTGAGCCCTGCCGAGATCGAGGAGGTCCGCCGCGGCCTTTCGGCGCTCGGCTACCAGCCGGGCGAGCGCGCGGGGGAGATCGCGGCCGACGCTGTGCGCCGGTTCCAGCGCGACCACGATCTTACGATCGACGGAGTGCTCGGCCGCGCCACGCTGTCGACGCTGCAGCGCCGGCTCGACGTTCGCCGCAAGGCGGCAGCTCCTGCCGCGGCCGCGGCCGGCGGCGCGGCGGGGGCCGCCGTACCCGAGGCCTCTGGCCTGCCGGACTGGGCCGCAACGCTCGTCCTGGCCGTCGCGGCCCTCTGGGCCCTCCGGCTGGCCTGGGTCTACCGCGACGTCATCGCCGCCAAGGTGCAGGGCGCGTTCCCGGCCGTCGCGGCCAGGCTGAGGAGTATCAGATGAGACTGCAGATCGCCGCGGCGCTTGCCGCGATCCACGCCGCATGGCCGGCCGCGGCGCAGGCGCCCTGCGCGCCGCACGCGGATGTCCTCGCCTTCCTCCACGAACGCTGGAGCGAGGGGCGGGTCGGCCTGGGACTGGGCAACAACGGGCGGGTCGTCGAGCTCTTCGTCTCCGAGGCGAGCGGAACCTGGACCATCGTCGCCACCGACGCGGAGGGGCAGGCCTGCCTCCTTGCCGCCGGGCAGGGGTGGGAGGCGCTAGACGACGGCCTGCCGCCTTCGGGCAAGGACGGCTGACATGAGCGCCGCACTCATCTCCGTCGCCACGCAGATCGGGGCGCCGCTCGTGCGCGACATCCTCGCCCGGAAGATCGGCCGCGAGAACGCGCAGCTCGCCGAGACGGTCGTCAAGGCGGTGGCCGACCGCGCCGGACTCTCGCCAGATGCGCTCGATGCGGCTTCGCGGGACGAACGCGCCCGCCAGGTGGAGGACGCGGTCCGCGAGGTCGAAGGCAGCCTCGCCCCCGAGCTCGTCGCCCTCTACGAGGCCGAGATCGACGCCCGCCTGAGGGTGTTCGAGTTGGAGGGACGCGAGCCGGCCTTCGCGAGACTGTGGCGGCCGATGGGCATGTACTTCACCTTCCTGCTCTGGGGCTGGAACGTGATGCTGCTCCACGTCGCGAACGCCTTCTGGCGCATCGCGCTGCCGCCCGCGCCCTGGGACGTGCTGCTCGCCTGGACGGGGCTCTACCTGTCGCTCTACATGGGCGGCCACACCGTCAAGGCCGTGGCAGAGACCTGGAGCCGCAAGTGACGCCGGAGCAGGTCACCGTCGACGCGATCGTCGCCTGGGTGGCGGCGCTCGCGCTGCTCCTGTCCTTCGGGTCGACGCTCTGGACGCTGCTCAACTCCGGCGCGCGCCGGAACGCCTCGCGGCTCGACGAGCACACCGGCCGGCTCGACCGGCACGAGGCACGCCTCCAGGGCGTGGAACAGACGCTCCGGAGCCTGCCGGGATCGGCCGACATCCACAAGCTGGAACTCGCGTTGGCGGAGATGAACGGCAAGCTCGGGATCATCGCAGCCCAGCAGGAAGGCTCGAACCAGATCATGCGGCGGCTGGAGACGATGGTCGGGCGCCACGACGAACACCTGAAGAGCAAGTGATGAGCGACTACCTCGAGCGCCTCAGGCGCGACGCCCGCATCCTGATCCTGCAGCTGCTCGAGGACGCGCCGCGCTACACCTCGAACGGCCATATGCTGCGTGCGCTCCTCGACGAGTGGGGGATCGTGTTCACGACCGACCAGGTCGAGGGCGAGATCGCCTGGCTCGCCGAGCAGGGCCTCGTCGTTGCGGAGCGGCACGGGACGCTGACGGTGCTGACGGCGACGGCCCGCGGCCTGGAAGTCGCCCAGGGCATCGCCCGGCATCCCGGGATCGAGCGTCCAAAGCCGAGGATCTGACCATGCCGCCCGTGAGGAAGATCGACCTCGTGCCCGGTGAGCTTCGCGACCGTCTGCGCAGGGCGCTCGAGGAGCGCGGGTTCGGAGACATCGTCGCGGTCACGGAGGAGCTCAATGCCTGGCTTGCGGCGGACGGGCTCGAGCTGAGGATCGGCAAGAGCGCCGTCGGGGAGTTCTCGAAGCTGCTCAAGGACCAGCGCGAGGCGTTCTCGATCGCGTCGGCGGTCCTGGCCGAGACGGACATCGACGCCGAAAGCGAGCTGCACAGGGTGCTCATGCAGATGATCGGCGCCTCGGCCGTCCATCTCATCCGCGCGATCCGGGAGGACGAAGGGCAGATCGACGCGAAGGACCTGCACTTCCTGAGCCGGATGCTGAAGGACCTGATGAGCTCTGCGGGCATTCGGGAGAAGCTCCTCGAGGATGAGCGCAGGCGACTCGAGAAGGCGCAGGCGGCGCGCCTCGAGGCGGCTGTGGCGAAAGGCGATCTCGATGCCGAGGCGGCGGATCGCGCCCGGCGCATCCTGGGCTTCGCATGACCGGCGCTGCGTCCGGCATCGAGACCGGCCGGCGCGTCCTCCTCGCCGATCGCTGCTCGCGCGAGCGGCGCCTCGGCCATCTCGCCGCCTGGCTCCTCGGCCGGCGCGAGCGCCTCGAGCACCTCGGCTGGCGCTTCACGCTCGCCCGCTTCCTCGGGCGCGACTACCTCGTGAGGATCGAACCCCCGTGACGGAGCAGAGACAGATCCCCCTTCCCGAGGCGGAGCGGCAGCGCATCGCGGCCGCCTACGGCGCGGTCTCCGTTCCTGCGACGGTGACGCTTGTGCCGCGCGGACGCTCCGGAATCGGCTGGGGCGCCGGGGCCGATCCAGGCGCCCCGGCCGCGAAGAAGCGGTTCACCTTCGGCCGGAAGCCCTCGCGCGCGGTCGAGGTGCGCCGGAACAAGGTGGCCGAGCTCGCGCATTCGGGCCTCGGTCCGACCGCGATCGCGCGCCGGCTGGACCTGCCGCTCCACATCGTTTCTGCCGACTACCTGAGGCTCGGCCTGCCCAGGCGCAAGAACGCCGCCCCGCCGGAGCTCGCCGCGCGCCGCGCGCGCGTGCTGGAGCTTCTCCGGGAAGGGCGGTCCCAGGCCCAGATCGCGGCCGAGCTCGGAGTACCCGCGACGACCGTGCTGAGCGACCTGCGGGCGCTGAAACGCGAGGGGCTGACGTGATCGCGCCGGTCGTCAGCTTCCTGCCCTATCAGCGCGCCTGGATCGAGGACAGAAGCCGCTTCAAGATCGGGATGTTCGCCCGGCAGACGGGCAAGACCTTCACGACCTGCGGAGAGTGCGTCGACGACTGCTTCCGCGCCTGGGCCGAGGACCGGCGCGTGCGCTGGGTGATCCTGTCGCGCGGGGAACGCCAGGCCGCCGAGGCGATGACCGAGGTCGTCAAGCCGTTCACGAAGGCGTTCTACGAGGTCTACAACACCCTCGTTAAGGGCGGCGAACCGCGCTTCGAGGAGGCCGAGTTCAGATCGCCGCGGGAACGGGGACCGGACGCCGCCTACAAGGCGCTCGAGGTCGCCTTTCCGAACGGCAGCCGGATCACCGCGCTTCCGGCCAACCCCGACACGGCGCGCGGCTTTTCGGCCAACGTGATCCTCGACGAGTTCGCGTTCCACCAGCAGAGCCGCCAGATCTGGGCCGCGCTCTTCCCGGTGATCTCGAAGGGCGACCAGAAGCTGAGGGTGATCTCGACCCCGAACGGCAAGGGCAACAAGTTCTATGAGCTCATGACGGCGGAGCGCTCGGTCTGGTCGCGCCACGTCGTCGACATCCACGAGGCGGTCCGGCAGGGCCTGGACAGGGACATCGAGATGCTGCGCGCCGGCATGGCGGACGAGGACGCCTGGGCGCAGGAATACGAGCTCAGGTGGCTCGACGAGGCTGCGGCCTGGCTCGACTACGACCTGATCGGCGCCGTCGAGAGCCCGGAAGCGGGCGACCCCGGCGGCTACCAGGGCGGGCATTGCTTCGTCGGCGTCGACATCGCCGCGCGCAACGACCTCTTCGTCATCTGGGTTCTGGAGCTCGTGGGCGACGTGCTCTGGACCCGCGAGATCGTCGCACGCCGCAGGATCAGCTTCGCCGAGCAGGACGCCCTGCTCGACGAGGTCTTCGCGCGCTACCGGGTCGTCCGCTGCGCCATGGACCAGACCGGCATGGGCGAGAAGCCGGTCGAGGACACGCGACGGCGCCACGGCACCGCGAGGGTGGAGGGCGTCCTGTTCTCGCCGGCGGCGAAACTCGACCTCGCGACCGAGCTCAAGGAGCGGTTCCAGGACAGACGGATCCGCATTCCGGCCGGCGATCCCGTGTTGCGTGCCGACCTCCATGCGGTGCGGAGCCGCGTCGGCCCGACGGGACAGCGCCGCCTCGTGGCCGACGGCGACACCGACGGCCACGCGGACCGGTTCTGGGCTGCGGCCCTCGCCGCCTCGGCCGCCCGCACGGCCTATCAGCCCTACGAGTACCGCGGCGCCGCGCCCTTCGGGGCCGCCCGGGAGCCGGGCCGGTTATCGATGACGCCCGCGCGCGAGGGGCCTGGCCTCTATCGTCCGCCGCTCGGTGCGGCAATCAGGGGGGGGGCTCTAGATGGGTAGCCAAACCGCGCTCCTCGACCGCTGGGGCAACCCGATCCGCCGCCAGACCCTGACGGAGGAGATCGCGCGCCCCTCGGTCACGGGCATCCGGTCGCCGCTGACGGGCTACCCGGCCGACGGCCTGACGCCGGTCCGCCTTGCCGCGATCCTGCGCGAGGCGGACGCGGGCGATCCCGTACGATACCTCGAACTGGCGGAAACCATCGAGGAGCGCGACCTGCACTATCTGGGCGTGCTCGGGACGCGAAAGCGCAACGTCAGCCAGCTCGAGATCACCGTGGAGGCGGCGACCGACGACCAGCGGGGCGAGGACCACGCCGAGCAGGTCCGTGAATGGCTCATGCGCGGCGAGCTGGCCGAGGAGCTCTTCGACATCCTCGACGCCATCGGGAAGGGCTACAGCTTCACCGAGATCGTGTGGGACACGTCGTCTGGCCAGTGGCTGCCGGAGCGCCTGGAATGGCGCGATCCCCGCTGGTTCCGCTTCGACCGCGCCGACCTCAGGACCCCGCGGCTCCTCGACGACAACGGCGCGGAAATTCCCCTGCCGGGGGGCAAGTTCATCTTCGCGGAGATGAAGGCGAAGTCCGGGCTCGGGCTGCGTTCCGGCCTCGCACGGGCCGCAGCATGGGCCTGGATGTTCAAGGCCTACACCCAGCGCGACTGGGCGATCTTCACCCAGACCTACGGCCAGCCGCTGCGCGTCGGCAAGTACGGACCCGAGGCGAGCGAGGCCGACAAGGACACGCTCTTCACCGCGGTCGCCAACATCGCCGGCGACTGCGCAGCGATCATCCCGCAGTCGATGATGATCGAGTTCGTGGAGGCGCGTTCGGCCGGGGCGACGACCGAGCTCTACGAGAAGCGGGCCGACTGGCTCGACCGGCAGGTATCGAAGGCCGTGCTCGGGCAGACCGCGACGACCGACGCCGAGGTGGGGGGGCTGGGGTCGGCCCGCGAGCACCGGCAGGTCCAGGAGGACATCGAGCGCGCCGACGCGCGGCGTCTCGAAGCGATCCTGAACCGCGACCTGATCTCCGTCTGGATGCAGCTCGAGCACGGACCTGGCGTGAAGCCGCCGCGCCTGCGGATCGGCAGACCGCAGGAGGAGGACGTCACGGCGACCGTCGACGCCGTGGCCCGTCTCGTGCCGCTCGGCCTGCGGGTCTCGCAGGCCGAACTGCGCGACAAGCTGGGTCTGGCGCGACCCGACGGAGAGGACGAGATCCTGACCGGCTCGGCTCCCGTCGCGGCCGCAGGAGCCCCGGACGATACGTCTCGGACCGAGGGCGTGGCTCCCAACCCGTCCATTAAACGGGTTTCCGGCGATTTTAAACGGGGTCCGGGCTCCGGACGGGTCGAGGGTGCCCCCCCGGCCGAGTCGGCCCTCCTGAGCGAAAAAACCCGGGGGTCCGGTCCGGCCGACGCGACCGACGCGCTGACGGACCGTCTCGAGCGCGAGGCGGCGCCCGCCGTCGAGGAGCTGATCGGGCGTATCGAGGCGATGGTGGACGCCGCGCGGGACTTCGACGAACTCGCCGCGCTCATCCGCGAAGGGTTCCCGGCGCTCGACGCCCGATCGCTCGGCCAGGTGTTCGCCATGGCCCTTCTGGCGGCCCATGCGGGCGGGCGCGCGGCCGCCGAGGAGGACAGCGCATGAACGCCAGACCGATCGTCGCCGCCGTTCTCGGCATCGCCCTGGCCGCGCCGCCTGCCGCCGGCAGCGACACCGTCAGGTGGGGCAGGGACGACGCCGCCTTCGCCCGGCTCGGTCCGACGGACGCCCCCGGCGCCGTGGCCGAGCTCGTCTTCCGCAACGACGAGCGGCACAGCAGCTACCACGAGGCGACGCTCGAGATCGCCGGGCTTTCGGTCCGCATCGAGCTCTTCGTCAACGTCCCAGGACCGATCCGCGGCGGCAGCTCGCCGGACCGGATCGTCGTCCACGTTCCCGACGGTCTGATCGCCGAGCCGCCGGAGGCGATCGTGCCCGAGGGCGAGACCCTGCGGGTGCTGATCTACCCCCTCGAGGCCGTCGGCATGTGAGCCGCCTCGATGGCCGATCTCTCCGCCACCTTCCGCAAGCCCTTCGCCGAGCAGGTGGCGGCGTTCCGCCTCCGGCTCGGAAACCTCGTGCCGACGCGGCGCTGGGACGACATCAGCCGCAGCGCGCACGACCGTGCCTTCATGGTCGCCGGCGCGATGAAGGCCGACCTGCTCGCCGATCTCGCCGCAGCCGTCGACCGGGCGGTTGCCGAGGGCACGAGCCTCGAGGAGTTCCGCCGCGACTTCCGGCGGATCGTCGAGGAGCGCGGCTGGCACGGCTGGACGGGGGAAGGGACGAAGCGCGGCGAGGCCTGGCGGACCCGCGTGATCTACCGCACCAATCTCGCGACGAGCTACGCGGCCGGCCGCATGGCGCAGCTCGTCGAGGGCAACTTCGCCTACTGGGTCTACCGACACGGCGGCTCGCGGGAGCCGCGCGAGATCCACCTGTCGTGGAACGGTCTGGTGCTTCCGCCCGACCATCCCTTCTGGCAGACCCACGCGCCGCCGAACGGCTGGGGGTGCAGCTGCTACATCGTCGGCGCGAGGAACCTCCGCACCGCGCGCCGCCTCGGCGGGGATCCGGACCGCAGGCTGCCGGAGAACTGGCAGCAGACCGATCCGCGGACGGGCGCCCCGAGGGGCATCGACCGCGGATGGGACTACGCGCCCGGCGCGACCGCAACCGACGCGATCCTGACGCTCCGGCCGAAGCTCGACCTGCTCCCGCCGAGGCCCTCGGTCGACCTGATCCAGGAGTGGCTGCGATCGAGCCTCTTCGAGGCCTGGTTGGCGGCGCCCCGGGGATCCTGGCCGCTCGTCAGGCTCCCCGAGGCCGACGCGGCCCGGATCGGGGCGACGAAGACGGTCGCGGACCTCTCGGCCGAGACCGCCGGCAAGCAGGCACGCAGTCACCCGGAGATCACCGCCGCGGAGTACGCCGAGGCGCAGCGGGTCGTCGAACAGGCAACCGCGAGCTTCGTCGACACCGACCCCCGGACCCAGCGGCGCAGCCTGATCTACGTGCTCGACGAGACGACGGAAGCCGCCGGCGGATACGTGCTCATCGTGAAGGCGACGCTGAGCGGCAAGGGTCTCTTCGTCACGAGCTTCCGGCGGCTTTCGCGCAAGGCGGCGCTGAAGGATGCAGAGGTCGGACGTCTGCTGCGCACGCGCCGCCGCGGCAATCCTGCCCCGGAATGAAGAAGGGGCGGCACCTGGACCGCCCCGCGGACGCTGCGCGGTGGGCTCCCCTGACCACCGACGGAACCTTCGGACCCCAGGCCGGTCCTCAGCGAATGCCGGGAGACTTTGCCGCAGCGCCTTCACCGGAGATATGGGCATGATCACCATCGAACTCAAGGAAGACCGCGTGGGTCCCGCCCTCGACAGGCTCGCCGCACTGCTCGACGACCTGACGCCCGTGATGCGGCAGATCGGCCAGTACCTGGTCGACTCGACCAGGGAGCGGTTTCCGACCGGAACGGCGCCCGACGGCAGCCGATGGGCGTCGAAGTCGCCGACGACGCTGGCCCGCTACGGCGCGCGCAGGTCGAACCGCGTCGACCCCCGGCCGCTCTACGGTCCGTCGAGGGCGCTATCGACGCAGATCTTCGCCGAGAGCGGCCGCGACAGCGTGGCGGTCGGGTCGAACCGCATCTATGCCGCGGTCATGCAGTTCGGCGCGGCGCGCGGCGCCTTCGGGCAGACGCGCCGCGGCGCGCCGATCCCCTGGGGGCCGATCCCGGCCCGGCCGTTCCTGGGGCTCTCGGCCGAAGACGAGGCGGAGATCCTCGAAATCACCGCGGACTGGATCGCCGACATCGCCGGTTCCTGACGGCCGGCCAGCTGCGGCCTTGACGCCGGGCGCCTGTCGCGGGCAGGCTCGGAATGTCTTCCGTCGCCCGTCCCGCTGCCGTGCCCCCGCAAACCCTTGCGGGTGTTCGCGCGAGCCCGCCGCGGCGAGAGTGGCGGCATGACGCTGCACGATGTCCCTCTCGTGGCGCTTGGCGCCGCCAATGCCCTGCCCGACGGCGCCGGGATCCCCGAGTGGATCCACCTGCTGCCGGCCGGGCGGGTCGAGACCTACGACGGCCGCGGGCCCTACGCGGCGGCCGATCTCGCGGCGATCGTGGCCGCCTCGATGGACTACAAGGCGCGCATCGTCGTCGACGAGAACCACGCGACCGATCTTGCCGCCAAGCAGGGCCTGCCGGCTCCCGCAAAGGGCTACATCGTCGCGATGGAGGCGCGCGCAGACGGGATCTGGGCCCAGGTCGACTGGACGGCCGCCGGCCGGGCGCTGCTCGCCGACCGCGCCTACTGGGGCATCAGCCCGGTGTTCCACCACACCAAGGACGGCCGCGTCGTGCGCATCCTGCGCGCGGCGCTCACCAACGACCCCGCCCTGCGCGGGCTGACCGCACTTTCCAGCGAAACGGAGGCCTCGATGGTCGACATGAAGAAACTCGCCAGGGCGCTCGACCTGGCGGAGGACGCCGACGAGGAAGCGATCCTCGCGGCGATCGCCAGGATGAAGGAGAAGTCCGCCGAGACGATGCCCGCCGAGACGCTGGCAGAGCTCGGGCGGATCTTCGGCGTGGAGGGCGACGCCACGGCAGTGCTGGCCGCGGCGAAGCTCGCCAAGGCGGCCGGCGGGTCGGCGCAGGATCTCGCGACGCAGCTCGCCGCGGTGCGCAGCGAGCTCGACGCACTCAAGTCGGCCGCGCTGAGGGCCGCCTCCGAGGCCTATGTCGACCAGGCGCTGCGCGAGGGGCGCGCGGGCGTGAACGCGGGCAACCGCGACGAGCTGGTCGCGCTCCACATGGAACATCCCGCAGTGGTCGAGAAGCTGATCGGCGCCGCGCCGAGGCTTGCCGGCGATCTTGCCCGCCGCGCCGCCGCGCCGCCGCCGAAGGCCGGTGAGGTCGCCCTGACCGAAGAGCAGCTCGCGGTCGCCGCCGCGCTCGGCATCGCCGCCAAGGACTACGCAACCACGCTCGCCGCCGAGCGCAACGGGGAGACCGCCTGATGCCCGCCCTGACCGCGAACCGCAACACGCCCGAGGCGCTCGGCCCGGTCCGCCAGGGCCTGCTCGGCGCCAGCCAGACGATCTTCCAGGGCGCGATCCTCATGAGGAACGCCGCGGGCCAGCTCGTGAGGGGCGCGACCGCGACCGGCGCCTTCGGCGTCGGCCGGGCCGAGGAGCCGAAGACCTCCACCGCCGCCGGGGTGACCCCGGTGACCTACAAGCCGGGGATCTTCCGCTTCGACAACTCCGCCGCGGCCGACCAGATCACCGCCGCCGACATCGGCACGGTCTGCTTCATCGTCGACGACCAGACCGTCGCCAGGACGAACGGCAGCAGCACGCGCTCGCCCGCCGGCGTCGTCGACAGCGTCGATGCGCAGGGCGTCTGGGTCCGTTTCGACGAGGCGCTGACCCGCGCCGTCCTCTCCTAAGGAGCTTCCGACATGATCATCTCGCAGGCCAACCTCGACGCGCTCCGCGTCGGCTTCAAGACCGAGTTCCAGCGCGGGCTCGGCATGGCCCCGCCGCTCAAGGACCGGGTGGCGATGACCGTCCGCTCGACCACGTTCGAGAACCGCTACGGCTGGCTGAAGAAGCTGACCGGGATGCGGGAGTGGATCGGGCCGCGCCTCGTCGACAACATCTCGGAGGCGAGCTACACGATCGCGAACAAGCACTTCGAGAAGACGATCGCGGTCGACCGCAACGACATCGAGGACGACAACCTCGGCCAGTACGCGGCGATGTTCGCGGAGATGGGCGAGGTCACCGCCGCGCATCCCGAGATCCTCGTCTGGGGCCTGCTCGCGGCGGGCTTCACGACCGAGTGCTGGGACGGGCAGTTCTTCTTCGACACCGACCATCCCATCACCGACGCCGCCGGCAACGAGACCGTCTTCGCCAACACCGACGGCGGCTCGGGCACGCCCTGGTTCCTGCTCTGCACCAACCGCACGGTGAAGCCGATCATCTACCAGGAGCGCAAGGCGCCGGAGTTCGTGAACAAGGACCGGCCCACCGACGACAACGTCTTCGAGCGGCGCGAGTTCGTCTACGGCGTCGACATGCGCTGCAACGTGGGCTACGGCTTCCCGCAGATGGCCTGGGGCTCCCGGCAGACGCTCAATGCCGCCAACTACGCTGTGGGCCGGGCCGCGATCATGAACATGAAGGGCGACGGCGGGCGGCCCCTGGGCCTCATCCCGAACCTGCTGGTCGTGCCGCCCTCGCTCGAGGGCGCGGGCCGGCAGATCCTCCAGTCGCAGCTGGTGAACGGCGGCGAGAGCAACCAGTGGGCCGGCACGGCCGAGCTGCTCGTCGTTCCGTGGCTGAGCTGAGGCTGAGGTGCAGGCCATGAGCGCGGGCAGGGTGAGGAAGAGCACGTCGGGGCCCGCTTCCCGAAAGGGCGGTCGGGCCGCCGCGGAGGGCGCCGGAGGCAAGCCCACTCCGGCCGCGGCCGGAGGGGTCGTCCGCGTGACCGGGCCGGCACGGGGCCGCTGGCGGATCGGCCGCCATTTCGGGCCCGAGGCGGTCGAGATCGCGCTCGCCGACCTGAGCGAGGAGGAGCGTGCGCGCCTCGAGGCCGATCCCGCCCTGACGATCGAGATCGTCGGCGGAGCCTGACGACAGCGGCGCCCGGATGGCAGACCGGGCGCCGAGCAGCCGGCGGGGCGGCCGTGCATCCCCTGTAGCCGTCCCGGCCCCGCCGGCACCAGCGAGAGGACTGCAGCGATGACCCACCCCGCGACCCTGACCCGCCCCGCCGCCGACCGGGAGACGGTGGCGGCCGTGCGGGCCGCCGGGCAGGCCTTCCTCGATCTGCTCGAGGATATGCCCCAGGGCCGGGAGATCTGGCGCGCGCGAACGAAGATCGAGGAGGCCGTCATGTGGGCGGTCAAGGGGATCGAGTCCTGATGCCGTACTGCACGCTCCAGGATCTGACGGACCGGTTCGGCGAACGTGCGCTCGTCGCGCTGACCGACCGCGGGCCCTTCGCCCAGGAACAGATCGACCTCGCCGTCGTGGACCGCGCGATCGCCGACACCGACGCGACGATCGACGCCTATCTCTCGAAGCGCTACGCCCTGCCGCTCGCGCCGGCCCAGCCGCTCGTCCGCGACATCGCCCTCGCGATCGCGTTCTGGAAGCTCCATACACATGCACCCGATCCGAAGGTCGAGGCCGACTACCGCGAGGCGCTCCGGCAGCTCCAGCAGCTCGCCCAGGGCACGATGCTTCTCGCCGCGGCCGGTGTTCCGGAGGCCGCCGGCACCGGAGGCACCGGGGCACGCCTGACCGACCGGGCCAGGCCCTTCACCGAGGACAATCTGAGGGGCTTCGTCTGATGCTCGGCTTCGTCATGGAGAGGCTGGCCGAGCGCGTTCCGGAGCTGAGGGGGCGGCTCTATGCGGCTGCCGATCTGCAGGCGATCCTCTCCGGGGCGGCGACGGCACCGCAGGGCGTGTCGGCGCATGTCCTCCCCGCGGGGCTCTCGGCGCGCGGCGGCGAGTCGGCCGCGGGACTGTTCACGCAGATCGTCGACGAGGTGGTGAGCGTGCTCGTCGTCTACCGCCACGCTGGCGCGGCCGGAGAGCGCGCCGCGCCGGAAATCCGCGACATGCGGATGCGCATCATCGCCGCCCTCGCCGGTTCGGCGCCAGAGGACATCGCGGGGGACTTCGTGTTCCGCGCGGCGCGGCTGCAGCCGCCGCTGCAGGGCGGCACGCTTCTCGACCAGATCGACTTCTCGATCCAGGACCAGCTGAGGATCACGCCATGAGCGAAACCCCGAGCGATCCGCTTCCCCAGACCGGAGGCGCCTGGGTGCGCGACCCCGACGGCAGCCTGCGCAGGGAGGGCGCGTCCGAGCCCGAGAAAACAACCCGCCGGGGCCGGGGACCCGGCCGTCAAGGCGGCGTTGAAGCGCCCGTGAAGGAGGCCTGAGATGCCCGTCTTCTGGAAGAACAAGATCGTCCTCTTCAAGCTCGAGACCGCCTACGGCGTCGACCCTGTGCCCTCGGCTGCAACGGACGCGCTGCTCGTCGTCGACGTCGAGCTGACGCCGATGGAGGGCGAGGATGTCGGGCGCAACCTCGACCTGCCCTGGTTCGGCAACCAGGGCACCATCGCGGCAGCGCTGCACGCGCGCCTGAGCTTCAAGGTCGAGCTTGCGCCCTCGGGCACCCCCGGCACGCCGCCGGCCTGGGGGCCGCTGCTCAGGGCCTGCGGACTGGCCCAGACGATCAACGCCGGCACCTCGGTGGTCTACAACCCGGTGACCGACGGGATCGAGAGCGGGCACTTCCTGCTCTGGGTCGGCGGCACGCGCTACCGGATCCCGGGGGCGCGCGGCACCGCGACCTTCCGGGTGCCTGCGCAGGGCATCCCCTACATCGAGTTCGAGTTCTGGGGCCTGTTCCAGCCCGCGGCCGAGGCCGCCCGCGTGACGCCGGTGCTCGGCGCGTTCCGCAAGCCGCGCGTCGGCTCGACCGCCAACACGCCGACCTTCACGGTGGGTGCCCAGCCCCTGGTGCTGCGGGAGTTCGCGCTCGACATGGGCAACGCGGTCGAGCCGCGGTTCCTGATCGGCGCGGAGGCGATCCTGATCACCGGCCGCGAGGCGACGGCCGAGGCGACGGTCGAGGCGGTGCCGGTGACCACGCTCAACCCCTACACGCTGGCCCGCGACTCGACGGACGTGGCGATCCAGCTCGTCCACGGCACGGGCGCCGGCAACATCGCGACCTTCGCCATGCCGGCCGCACAGCTCCAGCGCCCGGCCGGACTCGAGAACAGCCAGAACATCGCCGAGTGGCCGCTGAAGTTCAACGTCGCGGCCGTGAGCGGGAACGACGACTTCACCCTGACGCTGACCTGACCGGGAGACCGCCATGCTGCGCATCGTCAACGATCCCCGCTTCACCCATCCGGTCGCCGTCCAGGTGCCGGTCGACGGCGGCCACCAGGAACAGACCTTCAGCGCGACGTTCCGCGTGATCCGGTACGCCGAGGCCGAGGAGCTGGTCCGCGCGGACATCGAGGCGTTCTTCGACCGCGTCCTCGTCTCCTGCGCGGACATCGAGGACGAGAACGGCAACCCGCTGCCCTGGGACGGGGAGCTGCGCGACCGGCTGCTCGCCCTGCGCTACGTGCAGCTCGGGCTCGTCGCCGCGTACTTCGCGGGCGTCGGCAAGGCCCGCCTGGGAAACTGAGATGGGCGGCCCGCGCCTGGATCGAGGGCCGGCTGTCGGGCGCCCCTCGCCGGGACGAGGCCGAGGATGACGCCCGCCGCTTCGGGATCGACCTCGGAGACGCACTGCTGCCCGGCGAAGACGAGGGCGTCTGGCCCGAGAACCTCGCCGCGGTGGAGGCCTTCCTGGCGGTCTCCACGCAATGGCGATGGCTCGCCGGCGGGCTCGGCGGGGCGGTGCGCACCGGGCTCGACTACGCCGGTGTGGTGGCCGGTCTGGCGCTGGCGGGGATCGAGATGACCCCCGAGCTCTGGGCCGACGTGCAGACCATGGAAATCGCCGCGCGCGACGCGGCAAACGGTGAGGGCCGATGACCCTGCGCTTCGCCTACGTGATCGACGCCAACGCCTCGGGCGCGAAGCGCGAGACGGCGGCCGCGGCTCAGGCGACCGATCGGCTGAAAGCCTCGGTGACAGGCGCCGCAGGGGCGAGCCGGCAGGCGGAGGCAGCGACCCGGCAGCTCTCGGTCGCGCAGGGCCGCGCTGCGGCGGCAGCGCGGGATCTCGACCGGGCGATGGATGCTGCGGCCGGCCAGACCGGCAACCTCGCCGCGCAGTTCAACGACATCGGCGTGCAGCTCGCCTCCGGCTCCAGCCCGTTCCTGGTGGCAATCCAGCAGGGCACGCAGATCACGCAGGTGCTGGGCAACGCCGGCGCCGGCGGCGCGGTCCGCGCGCTCGGCGGAGCCTTCCTGAGCCTCCTCAACCCGGTGAGCCTCGCCACGATCGCGGTCATCTCGCTCGGCGGGGCGGTGGTGCAGTGGATGGCCTCGGGAGAGACGGCGACGCGGAGCTTCGCCGATGCGGTCGACGAGCTGAAGCAGAGCGTCGGCGAGGTGCGCGACGTCCAGTCGAACTACTCGACCGAGGGCATCGAGCGGCTGATCGCGAAGTACGGGGAGCTCAATTCGGAGGTCCTGCTGCTGATCGAGCGGCAGCGCCAGCTGGCCGTCGACGATGCGATGCGCCGCGCCCAGGACGCGGTGAGGGCGCTGAGCGCCGAGTTCGACGGCCTCGCCTCCAATCGCTTCGACAATATCGCCGACCTGCTGGGAGTCCGAGGGACGATCGTCGAGATCGACGAGCTGGGCAACAAGTTCCGCACGATCAATCCCGCGGTACGCGAGTTCGAGGCCGCGATGGCGGCGGTGTCGTCCGCCGGCACCTTCGAGCAGCAGGCGGACGCGATCTCCACCCTGATCGGCCTGCTTGAGGGCACCGCAGCGCAGGGCGGTGAGGTCTACCGCTCGCTTCTGGAGGCGGAAGCGGCAGCCCGCCAGCTGGCGGCATCCGCCCCCGATGCCTCCTGGATGAACGCCGCAATCTCCGGCGTGAACGCGCTGATCGGGCGCATCGGCTCTGCGATCCAGGCCACGCTGCGCCTGAGATCCCAGGCGGCGGCCGCTGCAGCCGCATCCGTCGATCCCACCGGCAACCTCGCGGCCCAGTATGCGCTTTACGGTCAGGGCCGCGTTGCGGGCGAAAGGCTGGCCCGAGAGAGCGGCGCTCTCTTCGGCGGAACCAGGGTCATCCCTCTGCCGCGGGGTGGCGGTGGCGGCGGTGGTGGAGGCGGTGGAGGCGGCGGCGGTGCGGCCGCCCGGGCGGAGGCCGATGCCGTCGAGCGCCTCGTCGAGCGGCTTCGGGGCGAGATCGACCTCTTGCGCGAAAGCGATCCGGTCAAGAAGGAGATGCTGCGCTACCGCGAGCAGCTCGCAACCGCGACCGAAGCCGAGCGCGCGAAGGTCGAGGAGCTGATCGCCGCCCGCCAGAAGGAGGAACAGCAGGTCCGGCAGATGCGCGAGCTGTCGGACTTCCTCAACCAGACGACCGCCTCGGCGATCGAAGACCTGATCGTGAAGGGCGAGAGCCTCGAGAAGGTGCTCAAGAACATCATCTCGGCCCTGGCCCGCGCCGCCATCCAGGCCGCGATCTTCGGCTCCGGCCCGCTCGGCGGACTGTTCGGCGGCAAGCCGCTGTTCAACTTCGGCGGCAGGTTCGCGAGCGGCGGCCTGATCCGCGGACCCGGCTCCGACACCTCCGACAACATCGTGGCGCTGACGAGTCCCGGCGAATACGTCGTGAATGCCGCTGCGACGCGGCGCAACCTCGCACTCCTGGAGGCGATCAACTCCGGCAGGACGGTACCGCGCTTCGCCCGCGGCGGCCTCGTCGGCGCCGCGCCGCGCGCGCAGGCCGGCGGGCCGGTGCAGCTGACGGTCGTGGTGAACGGCGCCCGCGGCGACGCCGAGATCCGGGCGATGGCCCGCGAGGGCGCCGTGGAGGCGCTCAGGGAGTACGACCGGGCGGTGCTGCCGCAGTCGGTCAAGCGCATTTCCGGCGATCAGCGGAGGATCGGCTGATGCCACTCTCCTATCCGCTGTCCCGCGAGGTCTTCTTCGACGCCCTGCCGGCGGCTTCCGTGACCTTCGACCTCGGCGAGAACGTCGATCTGGCGGCCACGCGCGGCGGCGAGCAGCTCGCCGCAGAGGCCGGCGAGCGTCTCTGGCAGGGCGAGGTTGCGCTGGGACGGCTCCTGCGTGCCGAGACCGGCCGGCCGGAGGTGCTGGTCGATCTGATCCGCCAGCCCGGGCGCTCCTTCATGGCCTACGACCGCCGCCGGCCCGCGCCGCTGGCCGACCCGGCGGGCGCGGTCCTCGGCGCATCGACGCCCACCATCCTGGCGCTGAACGGCTCCGATGCCCGCGAGATGCGGCTCGCCGGCCTGCCGTCAGGATATGTCCTGTCGGCGGGGGACTATCTCAGCTTCGCCTACGGCAGTTCGCCCGTCCGGCAGGCGCTGCACAGGGTCGTCGATCCGTCGGTCGCGGCGAACGGATCGGGCCAGACCCCGTTCTTCGAGGTGATCCCCGCGATCCGGCCCGGCGCCACGGCGGGAACGGCCGTCCAGCTGCTGCGGGCCTGGTGCAAGGCGGTCGTCGTGTTCGGATCGGTGACGCCGATGCGGGGAACCCACACCGTCTACGACGGCCTCGCCTTCCGCTTCGTCCAGACCCTGAGGTAGCGATGCGCGCGCTCGGCCCGAACACGCTTGCCCATCTCCAGTCCCGCGGGGGGCTCGCGGCCTACGCGCTCGTCTGGGTCGAGGCGCGCAACCGCACGAGCGGCCTCGTCGAGACGCTCGGGCTCTGGACCGGAGCGCAGGACCGGACGTTCACGATCGCCGGGCAGCCGCGCGCCTACGTCGGCGCGGGCGGGCTCGCCGGGGTGCCGCCGATCACGATGCAGGTCGGGCTGGCGGTCCGGATGCAGCAGCTGCGGCTCGCGCCCGTGACGGCGGAGGTCGTCCAGCTGATCCGGGGATACGACGCGCGCCACGCGCCGGTCGAGGTTCACGTCGCCTTCTTCGAGCCGCGCACGCGCGCACTGATCGAGGAGCCGACCCGCGTCTTCAAGGGCTACATCGACGCGATCAACATCTCCGAGGGCGTCTCGGGTGGCGAGAGCGCCTGCGAGGTGACGGTGGCGAGCTCGGCCCGCGCGCTGACCCGCACGCTGCCGCTCAGGCGGTCGGACGAGGTGCAGAAGCGCAAGGGCGGCGACCGATTCCGGAAGTACGCCGACATCTCCGGGTCGGTCGACGTCTGGTGGGGCCAGAGGAGGCGGACATGAGGTTCACCGCACGCCGCGCACCCGACTGGCGCCGCAAGCTCGAGCTCTACGTCGCGGCGGCCGCCGCGCGGCGCTTCGACTTCGGCGAGCACGACTGCGCGATGTTCGCGGCCGGCGCCGTCGCCGCCATGACCGGAGCCGACCCGGCCGCCCTTTACAGGGGCCGTTACGGCACCCTGAACGAGGGTCTCGCGCTGCTGCGCGCCGACGGCTTCGGGGACCACCTCGAAATGGCCGACAGCCTCTTCGAGGAGATTTCCGTCGCGCAGGCGCGGCCCGGCGACCTTGCGGCCGTCGCGACCGGGGAGGGCGATGCGCTCGGGATCGTCCAGGGCGAGCATGTCTATCTGGTGGGGCCAGGCGGCCTTCGGCTCGTCCCTCTGACCGAGGCCGCGCGCGCCTGGAGGGTGGGCTGATGGCTGCCGTCGGCGCCGCGATCGGGGCCCTCTTCGGCGCCTTCGGGGCAAGTTCCGTCGGCGCCTTCCTGACATCGACCTTCGTCGGGCGGTTGCTCGTGTCGGTCGGCGCCTCGCTGCTGCTGCAGGCGCTGGCGCCGAAGCCGAAGATATCGGACCCCGGCATCCGCACGTCCACCACCCAGTCCGGCGGACAGACCTCCGAGGCCTTCATCCTGGGAACCTACGCGACAGGCGGGACGCTGATCGCGCCCCCGATGAGCCACGGCACCGCCGGCCAGACGCCGAACGCCTATCTGACCTACGTGATCGAGCTGTCGTCCGTTCCCGGCTGCTCGCTCGAGGGTCTCATCATCGACGACGAGGCGGTGACGTTCGGCGGCACGCCGGATCCGTCCTTCGGGCTGCCCGTCGGCGGCCGCTATGCCGGCTTCGCCTGGGTGAAGTTCTACGACGGGACGCAGACCGCGGCGGACCCGATGCTGCTCGCGCGTTACGGCGGCTATCCGCTCCGGCCGTGGACCGCCGACATGGTGGGCACCGGAACCTGCTATGCGATCATGACCTTCCGCTACAGCCGCGAGGTCTGGAGCGGACTGCCGCGGGTTCGCTTCGTGCTGGGCGGCATTCCGCTCTACGACCCGCGGCTCGACACGACCGTGGGCGGATCCGGTCCCCAGCGCTGGAACGACCGGACCACCTGGACGAGGTCGTCTAACCCGATGGTGCAGGCCTACAACCTGCTGCGCGGCGTGGCCCTTCCCGATGGCAGCGTCTATGGCGGCGGCTTCGCGGCGTCGGATCTGCCGCTCGCCCAGTGGTTCGCGGCCATGAACGAATGCGACGCGGCCGTCGACGACGGCAACGGCGGCACCGAGGCGCAGTTCCGCACCGGGTTCGAGGTCCGCGTGGCCGAGGACGAGCCCGCCGATGTCCTGGCCGAGCTCCTCAAGGCGTCCGCCGCGCAGATCACCGACGTCGCGGGCGTCTGGAAGGTGCGGGTCGGGCCGCCCGGACTGCCGGTGCTGGCCTTCGCCGACAGCGACGTGGTGGGCAGCGAACCGGAGGACTTCGCGCCGTTCCCGGGGCTCGACGCCACATACAACGCCGTTCACGCGAGCTATCCCGAGCCGTCCAGTCTCTGGGAAACCCGCGACGCCCCGCCGCGCTACAACGCCGCCTGGGAGATCGAGGACCAGGGCCGTCGCCTGGTGGCCGACCTCGCGCTGCCCGCCTGCCCCTACGGCGCGCAGGTCCAGCGCCTGATGCGTGCCTACATCCAGGACGAGCGGCGGTTCCGCCGGCACGGTCTGACGCTTCCGCCCGAGGCGATGGTGCTGGAGCCGCTCGACGCAGTGGCCTGGACGAGCGCGCGGAACGGCTATGCGGCGAAGATCTTCGAGGTGACGGAGATCACGGCCGACCTCGTCACCGGCCTGCAGCGCATCGGTCTGCGCGAGCGCGACGCCGCCGATTTCAGCTACCCTCCCGGAACGATCCAGCCCTCCGCGCCGCCGCCGCCGGGCACGCCCGACCCGCCCGCCCAGGCGGTGCCGGGCTTCGCCGTCGCCGGCGCTTCGGTTCTGGACCAGTCCGGAACGGTGCGAGGTCCGGCGCTGCGGCTGAGCTGGTCGGCCCCGGAGGCCTCGGACGTGGAACAGCTGCGCTGGGAGGTGCGGCCCCTCGGCCAGGCCTTCGTCGTGAGCGGCACGACGGCGGTCGCCGCCGGCGAGGTGGTGGTCACGGAAGGGATCGTGCGCGCCGGCGCCTACGAGGCGCGCGCGCAGCTCATCGCCCCGCGCCCGACCGACTGGACGCCCTGGCTGCCGGCGACGGCGCCGAACGTCGGCGTGCTGGCCCTGTTCGGAGGCGATCTGCAGTCGACGAACTACGCCGCGGGCGTCCAGGGCTGGCGGATCGCCGAGAACGGCGACGCGGAGTTCAACAACCTGGTGGCCCGCGGCTGGATCCAGGAAGGGGCGGTGACCGACAAGGAGCAGGTCGTCGTCCCCGGCCCGCTGCGACGTTCCGCCCTGCCGGACGGAACGGTCTTCGCCTCGCTGAGCCTGACGAGCGAGATCGCGACCGGCGAGGTCACGCTTCTGGTGGTGTCGTTCGAGGCGCGACGCCCGACGTACCATGCATCGCCGGACTGGACGATCCACTACGATTTCCGATACGCCCGCGCGGGCGGCGGGCTGGGCCCCTGGGTCCTGGACCCCAACCCTTGGGTGCCCCAGCACATCACGGACAACGGATACGGGGCCTGGGATCTCTACGGGTTCACGGCCTTTCCCTACGGGCTGCAAACCGCCAACGAGTATCGCCTGCGCTCGGTCGGAGGCTTGTTCTCCGGCGATCCCGAGCTGATCCGGAACGTCACCATCACAAGGTTCAGGATCACGCGATGACCCGCTGGGCGCTGATCGACGACGAGGGCTGCGTGGTTCGCGCAGGACAGGGTCCGGCCGCGCCGCCCGGGGCGCTGGTCCTGCCCGAGGGTGTGACGCTCGAGGGCATCATTCGGCAGCACTTCGACGGCGCGCGCTGGCGCCCGCGCCCGAAGCTGCCCGAGATCGAGCAGACGGCCTCGGGGCTGCGGGTATCCGGCCTGCCGGAAGGCGCACGCCTCGAACTGTTCGACGCCGCGACGGGCGAGGAGATTTCCGCCGGGTCGAAGGGCGGCCGGATCGAGCTGGACCTTGCCGATACCGGCGTCTGGAGCGCCACCCTGAGCGCGCCGAAACCGTATCTGCCGCGCGAGCAGCTCGTCGTCAGGGGAGAAGGCCGGGCCGCGATCGAGACGATGAAGGCCGCCGCCGGAAGGGAGCGGGCCGTCGCGCAGGTGAACGAGGCGTCGGGACGGATCCGGCGCCGGTACGTCACCGACATTCCCGGCCAGGAGATGCTCTACCTCGAGAAGCGGTCCGAGGCGCTGCGGTATGCGGCCTTGCCGGAGGAACCGGACAGCCTCGAGGACTACCCGCTGATCGCTGCCGAGGTCGGGATCACGGCGCCGACCGCCTGGCAGGTCGCGCAGATCTGGCTGCACCAGTCGGCCTATCTCGTCTCGGTCGCCGCCGCACTCGAGTCGGCCCGGCTCGGCGCCATCGCGGCCATAGAATCCGCGCGCACGCCGGACGAGATCGATGCAGCGCTGGAAGCGTTCCACGACCGGATTTCGAGGGGGATTGAACGGTGAGTTCCGAAGTTCCGAGGCTCAAGCGGTCGCTCCGCTTCGTCGGGCGGATCAGCCTGACCCGCAGCGACGAGGCCGGCCCGCCGCAGACCGACTTCACCGGCTGGGCGATCGCGGGATCCCGCGTGCGCGGCCGCAATCGCGCGCTGGTCGCGACCGTGGCCTGCAGCTGGGTCGATGCCGCCCAGGGCAGGCTCGCCTTCGATGGCGGCGAGATGGCCTCCTGGCCTGTCGGCGTCCTCGAACACGACGTGATCCTGGTTGCGCCGGACGGACGGCGGCACGTCACGCCGACCGCGCGGTTCCTCGTCGAATGGGAGGTGACCCCATGGGCATCGTGATCAACGCGACCTACGACCTCGACGGCCAGGGCAGCTTCTCGACCCTGCCGCCCGCGCCGGTGCACCAGCACGCCATTGCCGACGTCATCGGCCTTCAGGCCGCGCTCGACGCGCGGCTTCAGGAAGTGACGATCCCCGACATCGTGGCAGCCGGAACCCCCGGTCCGACGACCTTTCTCAGGGGCGACGGCGCCTGGGTGCTGCCGCCGGGTGGCGGCGGGGTGGCCGACGGAGACTACGGGCACGTCACGGTGACCGGGTCGTCCTGGACGATCAACTCGGCCGTCATCGCGCCTGGGATGCTCACACCGGAGACAGTCGCGCTCTTCGCCGCGGCCTCTCACGGTCACGCCGCCGCGACCGGCACGACGGCGGGGTTCATGTCGGCCGCGGACAAGTCGAAGCTCGATACGGTGGCGGAAGGCGCGACCGCGAATGCAACCGACGCGCAGCTGAGGGACCGCGCGACCCACACGGGCGCTCAGGCGATCTCGACCGTCACCGGCCTCCAGGCCGCGCTCGACGGCAAGGCGGCTGCCTCGCACGGGCACGCCATTGCCGACGTGAGCGGGCTGCAGTCTGCGCTGGACGGCAAGGCGGCCGCGTCCCACGGGCACGCTCCGGCCGACATCACCGGCTTCGCCGAGGCGGTCGACGACCGCGTCGCGTCGCTTCTGGTGGCGGGGGCGAACGTAACCCTGACCTACGACGACACCGGCAACACGCTGACCATCGCGAGTTCCGGCGGGGGCGGCGGAGGCCCCGGCGACGGCGACTACGGCGACATCGTCGTCTCGGCCGGAGGAACGCTCTGGACCGTCGACACCGGGTCGGTGGGCAACGCCAAGCTCGCCGCAATGGCATCGGGGACCATGAAGGGCCGCGCCTCGGCCGGGACCGGGGCGCCGGAGGATCTGACGCCGGCGCAGGTCCGGACAATCATCAACGTCGCCGACGGCGCGACCGCCAACGCCAGCGATGCCGACCTTCGCGACCGGTCGACCCATACCGGAACGCAGCCGGCTGCCTCGATCACGGGTCTTGCGGCAGTGGCGACCTCGGGCAGCGCCTCCGACCTCGGGGCCGGGACGCTTCCTGCTGCGCGGCTGCCGTCCTTCGGCTCGGGCGATGTGTCGTTCGCGTCCGGTGGTGGCGCGGGGACGATCGCGAACGATGCGGTGACCAACGCCAAGCTCGCCGACATGGCCGCGAACTCGGTCAAGGTTCGCGCCGCGGCCACTTCCGGCGACCCGACCGATCTGGCGCTGGCGGCGTCGCAGCTCGTCGGCCGAGGGTCCGGCGGAGACGTGGCCGCGATCTCCCTCGGCGCTGGCCTCGACATGTCCGGGACCACGCTGGAAGTCGACTTGGCGGCGGTTCGCCAGGCGGAGATGGAGGCGCAGTCCGCCACCGCCTACAGCCTCGTCGCGGCCGACAACGGCAAGACGAAGCGGCACACGTCCGGCAGCGCGACGACGGTCACCCTGCCGGCCAACGCAACCACCTCTCTGCCGGTGGGGCACACGTCGAACCACCTGCAGTTCGGAGCGGGCACGGTGACCATTGCCGCCGCCGCCGGCGTGACGCTGAACGGTGTGACGGCAGGGGCGGGCGCGATCCAGACGCGCTATCGGGGTCTCGTGACGGTGGTGAAGATCGCGACCGACGAATGGGTCGCGTTCGGCGACATCGCGGCCGTCGCATGATCCCGGTCGGCCGCCATGTATCGAGCGCGCCGGGCGGCGGCGGCGGGCCGGTCGTTTCCGGCACGACGGGCAGCCCGACGGTCGTCAGCGGCGTCACCTACGAAGCGATGTCCGGCACGAGCTACATCTTCAACGGCTCGGGCTCGATCACCTTCTCCTCCGGCGGGACGATCTACTACCTCGTCGTCGGCGGCGGCGGCCCCGGCGGCCACGGAGGCTTCCAGGCCGGCGGCGGAGGCGGCGGCGGGCAGGTTGTAGAGGGATCGGGCAGCGTCGGCAGCGGCACGCTGACGATCGGAGTCGGCGCGGGCGGCGCCCCGGCCAGTGCGCACAGCGAGGCGCCCGGCAATGGCGGCACCTCGACGCTGAGCGGTCTGCTGAGCGTCACGGCGCACGGCGGGCGCTACGGCGGGCAGGGGCTCGATCTCGGGTCCGGTTACGGCGACGGAGGCAGCGGCAGCGGACCTGCCGGCGGCGGCGGATCGAGCGGATCTGGCGGCACCGGGCTCTACAACGGCGGCAGCGGTTCCGGGGGATCATGGGGCGGCGGCGGCGCTGGTGCGGCGGGCAACGGCGCCGACGGCGGTTCCGGCCCGAACGGCAACGGCGGCGCTGGAGTCACCAGCGCGATCAGCGGAACGAGCACGGGCTACGGCGGGGGCGGGGGCGGAAAGAACCGGTTCGGAGCCGGTGGCGCCGGCACTCACGGCGGCGCCTCGGCACCGTCCGCAAACAACGTCGCAGGCAACGCCGGGACGGCGAACACGGGCGGCGGCGGGTCGGGCGGCGACGAGAACAACCCCGGCGGCGCCGGCGGGTCGGGCGTGGTGGTGATCTTCGTCCCGGCGGGCGCTTGA